GCACCGATGGACTCCGCCGTTCTCTTGATCCGAATGAGATCAGGTACATCACGATCAGGCGTGCCAAGGGCCGGAAAAGTTTGGCGGATCAATGTCGGGACGGGAATATGACCTTTGCAGAACTGGGCCGTCGGCTGACGTTGCCGACGTGCGACCTGTGCTGGGACGATCAGGGCCGAAGGTGGGTGTCGCCCCGGACAGGCCCGAAGCGGTATAAATCAAGCAAGCATCCTCACTGCGAATCGTGCGGCATCTTTTTCGGTGGTACTCATGCCGGGGGCGAGCCGCCCATTTCGTGTTCGCCGTGGGGCGTTTGTAGGGAATGCGTCAAGCGGAATAATTCAAAAACACTGAGGGGGGTAAGATGATTACCGAATTGGTTGAATGCGACGAATGCTTCAAAATGGGGCCGGCTGACGAGATCGAGATATGCGGCGACTGGCTTGGCACGCCGGATAACGGCTATGAATGTCCCGACCGGCTATGTTTAGACTGTCGGACGGGGGGCTGGGACTATGATGATTAAAGCCCGAAACGCGGTGAGAGTCTGATGGCGAGGCGTAACGGGGTCAAACCAAATAGCGCACCGTCTGGACAGCGTAGGGCCGCGGCGGAGATACGACGGTACAAGGCCCTCGAACTGTACAAGGGCGGCGCGACCGAACCCCAGATCGCCGAAGCGCTGGGCGTCGACAAGGCGCTGGTACACCGGGACATCAAGCGGGTACTCAACGACCTAGCGGAACGCCACGTTGGCGTTGCTGATCAGGTGCGCGGGTTACAGATGGAACGGTATACGACGTTGCTGTCGAGATGGTGGCCGGGCGCATTGAACGGCGACGAGGCGTCGACGAAGATGGTGCTGTCGATATTGCATAGGATCAGCGAGATTAACGGGGTGATCCCCGACCGTCCGCTGATAACGATCGACCAGCGGTCGATCAATCTGACACAGGGCGAGATCACATTCTCGATCGAGGCGGCTAGTGGCAACGAACTCACCAACGGCGACATACAAGCGACCGACGTTGTACCCGAAACAGGAAGCGGCGATATTCTCGACTGAACGTTACGCGATCATCGAGGGGTCGACGAAATGCGGGAAGACGGTCGCGTGCATTGCGTGGCTATTAGAACGGGCGCTCTCCGGGCGGCCGGGTCATGCGTTCTGGTGGGTGTCCCCGGTATATCCACAAGCCAAGATCGCGTTCAGGCGACTCAAGCGCGGCATACGTCCCGACCTGTACACGGCCAACGAAAGCGAGTTAACGATCACGTTGGCGAACGGCGCGACGATCGCGTTCAAGTCCGCTGAGAAACCCGACAATCTATATGGTGAAGATGTCTTTGCCGCGGTCATGGATGAGGCGTCGAGGATGCGGGAACAATCATGGCACGCGGTGCGTTCAACACTGACAGCAACACGCGGCCCGATCCGCATCATCGGCAACGTTGTCGGCCGTCGGAACTGGGCATACCAGATGGCCCGGCGAGCCGAAGGCGGTGAGCCGGGATGGGCCTATTCCAAATTGACCGCGGCCGACGCGATCGAGGCCGGGATCGTTGCGTCTGACGAGATCGAACAGGCGGAGAGCCAGCTTCCCGATGCCGTCTTCCGCGAACTGTATTTCGCAGAACCGTCCGACGACGGCGGCAATCCATTCGGACAGGAATCGATCAGGGAATGCATAGGGGACATATCGACCGCGGCCCCGGTGGTGTACGGTGTCGACCTTGCCAAGTCGGTCGACTGGACGGTCGTGGTCGGCCTCGATGACACCGGCGCGGTATGCCGGTTCGACCGATACCAGTGGCCGTGGGAAGAAACCGTCAGGCGGCTGGCGACTGAGATCGGCGGCACGCCGGCGGTAGTCGACTCGACAGGCGTGGGCGATCCGATCGTGGAACGTCTACAACGGGAACTGGGAAACGTCGAGGGGTATTCGTTCTCGCCATCATCCAAACAGCGGCTGATGGAAGGGCTGGCCGTCGCGATCCAGCATGGCGAGATCAGGTATCCACAGGGGGTCATCGTCTCCGAACTCGATGCGTTCGCGTTCGAGTATACCCGGACGGGCGTAAAGTATTCGGCGCCGTCGGGGATGCACGACGACTGTGTAATGGCGTTATCGCTGGCGGTGTATGGCCGGACAGGGGCGCCGGGTGTCGGTGTATGGTAACAACGACCAGCGACGAACAACGCGACGCCCTACGGGGAACGTGTTAACAGATGGACACGAAAGAGATGCGTTGCCACCAGTGCGGGAAACTACTAGCGGAAAAGGCCGCGGCCGGCACGGTGATCGTATGCTCCCGGTGCAAGACCCGCAACGAGGCCGATTGACCGATCGGCGTGCGCCGTGCTATTTTTAGACTAGTGGCCTTTGCGACGTGTCCGCCGGCTAACCCCCAAGGCGATCCCGGCAAACGCGACGGGGAGGCCATATGCCATTCTGGGATCGATGGACGAAACAGGAAGGTTCGGTCACGACGACCGTGCCGATGTCGAACGATCTGAGCGGGGTTGAATATCCCGACAGTAATTTCGAGAACTTCGCGTCGCAGGGATACGGCAAGAACGAGATCGTTCATGCGTGCATCCGCGAACTCGCAATCTCAACGGCGGCCCCCCGGTATTTCGTACACGGTCGGGACAGTCAGGGCGGCTTGGTCGAACAACCGGCCAGCCCATACGCAAAACTACTCGACCGGCCCAATCCCCAGAACGACTATTATCAATGGGTCGAAAGATTCATCACCTATCTATACGTGGCCGGCAACGTTTACGTTCTAAAGGAACGCAACCGAACCAACAAGATCACGGCGCTGTGGTTACTCAGGCCCGACCGGGTCACGATCCAATCAAGCGACATGGGCGTAAACAAGTACGTTTACACGATCGACGGCAAGGAATACCACATTCCGCCGGCCGACGTGGCGCATATGGCTTTCCCGAATCCGGGGGGCGACGTGTACGGGCTGTCCCCGTTGTCGGTGATGGCGAAGACGGTGAACCTAGACTTGGCGATGACCGACTTCGCGAAACTATTCTTTCAGAACGCCGGCGTCCCGTCGGGGTTGCTGAAGGTAAAGCGGCGGATCAGTAGCCAAGAAGAAGCCAGCATGATTCGATCCCGCTGGCGTTCGTCGTTCGGCGGCGCGAACAATATGCACCGGGTCGCCGTACTCGACAACGACGCGGAATATCAGGCAATGGCCGCGGCCCCGAAGGACATGGATCTGAAGGGGTTGCACGACCTGACTGAGACGCGAATCTGTGCCGTGCTGGGTGTCCCGCCGATCCTGATCGGGGCGAACGTAGGACTCGCCAGATCAACGTATTCTAATTACCGCGAAGCGCGGTTATCATTTCATTCGGAAACCGTCGAGCCGCTGGTGTCGCGGTTCGTCAGGTTCATCAATAGCAACCTGTCCCCGGACTTCGGCGACGGTTTGGAACTGGGCGTCGACTTTTCTCAGGTGTTGGGATTCCTCGACGACCGGGATTCCCAGACGACACGGGTGTCGACCCTTTTCAATTCGGGGATCATCACGCTAAACGAAGCGCGGGAACAAGTCGGCCAAGACGCCGTCGACACGGGCAACGTCAGGCGGATCGACGCGACGACGCTTGAGGTTCCGATGCTGGCCGAAAGCCAGCCGTCGACCCTAGCAGTCGCCGACCATCCGATGGTCAAGGAACTCGAACCCGCGCTCGACGTGATCAAGGCACCACCGAAACCGACCGAACGGGCCAAGCGCCTGACGCGGCGATTGCTGGCGGAACGCGACGCATTGACCGATGAGTTTGCGATCATCACCGAACGATACTATAGGACGCTTCGCGACCGGGCGATGGGGGTGTTGGGCCGGATGATGGAACGAAGCCACCCGATCGAATGGCTGAAAGAACAAAAGGGGCCAGAGGATGCGTTCGGCGTAGACGCCGCGGACGCGCTGATCAATTCAGCATCCGCCGAAACTGAACTGAACGACATCTTACATCGGGCATATGTGAAGACCTCGAAGGCGACATATCGGGCGGTCGACGACTCCGGCCTTGCCGGGTCGGTGAACTGGTCGGCCAAAGACCCGGTCATCACGGGCATACTGACGACGGTCGACGGGCGGGTTCAGATGATCCACCGCACGACGTCGAAGATGTTGAAGAAGGCGATCGAGACGGCGATGAGCCGCGGCTACACGATCGAACAATTAACCCGCGGCGTCCCCGGTGAAAACTTCCCCGGCGTCCAGTCGCTGATGAACGAGCCGATCCAATGGAAAGCCCGCCGGGTAGCACGTACCGAAAT